AGGGCCGCTTGCGCGGTTTGGTTATCGGTTGGCATGGGTTGCCCCCTTCCTTACCTGGAATCCTTGGGAAGGATCCCGGCGGCAATCAGATCCGCGCGCAACCATTGAAGCTTCCCGGCGCCAAAGCGGGGGGGCAAAGCTCCGGCCCGATACCACCGGCGCAAGGTAACATCACTTCGGTCTAACAATTCGGCCAACTCCCGAATGGACACAAACGGACTTTTTACAACTTGTTTCATCTCAAACTCCGTAGAAAAAAACAAAAAATTGCCCCCAATTATCCCGGCCTTGGTTGGGGGCTTCACCGTTTACGGCCGTGGCATTTTTGCCCACATAAGCCACGGTTGCCGGGGGTGATTCTTAAAAAGGCAATTCGTTTAAATCCCCGACGCTTTCCAAGGCATCCAAAAAGGATTCCTCCAAGGGGGCGTCCGCAATCGGAACCTCTCCCAACTTCACCCCTTTTAATTCCGGCCATTTGGAACCCTTAATATCTTGAATCAGGATTTCCAACGGTTCGGCCAAGCAACCCGCGTTCCCCAAGTGCGCGGCCTCTTCGGCCGTTTCCGGCATGGGCAACCCGGTTCGTTTTTTCCACCAAGCTTGGGCCTTGTTTTTGGCAAAGCCGGGGGGATGTTCAATGCAAATGAATTCGGAAATCATTTCCCCCACCCCGTACCCGTAGGAAACCCGCAAGGTTTGGGGGGCGCCTTCCTCCCCGCCCTTTTTTGTGTGGGCGTTGTAATTCACAAACCGGACTTTTCGGGCAATCGGGGTTTCGTGTTTGGGGGAAAGGATTGGGCTTTCCTGATCGGCTTCGGCGTCGGGCATTTGCCGTTCCGGCGCGCTCCAGGCAAAACCGCAATCGGGGCATTGCCGAACCCCAACCGCAACCAGTTCCCCGCAATTCGGGCAAGTCCGCGCGCGTGGCCCTTCGGTTCCGCGTCCCTTGCGCTTTGGTTCGATTGCGTCAACCGGGCCATGCCTGGTAATGTTGCGGCCGTAGTCCAGAATCAGGCAATCCGTTTTGTTGGGGGCAAGCCGGAACCCCCGGCCAACCATCTGATAAAAAAGGCCCGCGCTTTGCGTCGGCCGCGCAAGCACTACGCAATCAATTCCAGGGGCGTCAAAGCCTTCGGTAAGGACTTGCACATTCACCAAGATTCGGATTTTTCCGGCCTTGAATTGGGCCAACATATGGGCCCTTTCGGGGGATTCGGTTTCCCCCGTAACCAAACCCGCAACCTCCCCCATATCCAAAAACCTTTGCCAAAGCCTGGTTGCGTGGGCAACCGTAACGGCAAACACCAAAACCGATTTCCGGCCCATGGCCTGGATAAAAACATCGTGAACCAAAGCCTCAACCAAATCCTCGCGGTCTACCCGCGCGGCCAGTTCGCTTGCGATAAAGTCCCCCCCACGGGTTCCAACCCCTTTAAGATCCGGTATGGCCAATGTGGTTCCGCTCCGGTTTTTCAACCGGCTCAAATACCCTTGCGAAATCAAATCGGGAATAGGTGCCTCAAAACAAACCCGGGGGAATAGCTGGCTTTCCCCATGGATCGGGCCCGCGTCCATCCGGTAAGGCGTCGCGGTCAAACCCAAAATTTTCAAATCGGGATTTTCTACCCGCAATTCGGAAAGGAATATTTTGTATCGGGTTTGTTCCTCTTCGGGGATTCGGTGGCATTCATCAACAATAACCAAATCCCTTTTGCCCAACCGGCTGGCCTGGTTGTAGACCGATTGAATCCCGGCAACCAAAATATCTTGCCCGGTATCCTTTGCGCCAAGCCCGGCCGAATAAATTCCCACCGGCAAACCGGGCGCGATTGCTTCCAACTTTTCCACCGATTGGCAAAGAAGCTCTTTTACATGGGCAAGCACAACCACCCGTTCCCCGTAGGAAACAAAATCTTTGGCAACGGTTGCGATAACGGGGGTCTTTCCGGCTCCCGTGGGAAGCACAACCAAGGCCGCAACTTCCCCCCCCCGAAATTCCTGGTAGGCGGCTTCGATTGCGTTGCGCTGGTATTGCCTTAGTTCCATCTCAATTTCCCCCCCCCACCCCCCCAAGGTTTTTCCCTTGGGGGGAAGCCTTCCCCCTGGTTGCCCTTCCCACTACTTGCCCCACGGTTTTTTGCCGGGGGAATTTCCCCCGGTTGCATGAACCTTGGGGGGTGGTGCCTTGGGCGGTTGTTTGGGGGCGGGTTCCGCGTCAAACGAAAAATAGTCGGCAACATTGTTTTGATCTTCCCCGCGTTCTTTGTTGAATTTGCGGGTAAGCTTCAAGCCAATGGGTTGGCCATGCCAATCGCTGGTATCGTTGGCCGGTCCCAATGCGGTCATAATGCTTTTTAGTTTGCGGTTGCCAATTGCGACGGCTTCGGCTTTGGTGTGCTTCCTAATCACATTGTCCCAAATCCGGCGCCCTTTGTGCGGGCCGTCTATTATCTCCCAAACCAATCCGATATACTCGCAATTGGTTGTTTCGGAAACCTTGTTATTGCTTTCCACCAAAACCGCTTCAAAATTCCCGGCCGGTAAAGCCTCAAAAGAAAGGCTTCCGTAATCGGCTTGCGAATCAAATCCAACCAGATTTCCCATTATGCAACCCCCATTTGTGCGTTTTGTAATTCCTCTTGAAACTTCCCCCAATCCAAGGGGATTTCCCTTGGAAGCTTGAACCGGCTTCCGGATCGGCAACTAGGCCCCCCGTCTAGCCGGATAATTCTTTGGGTGCCTTCGGCGCCCCCAATCCCGTGGGCAACCACCCGTTTTTTCTTGTCAGATTCTTCGGTTCCGATCCGTTCGCGGTAGCCGACAAAGCCGACGATATCCGCCCATTCGATTATCAGACTGGTAAAGGCTTCATGGCCGCGCGGTTGCCAACGGTCGTAACTTGGCCCTTCGGGGTTGTTGAAATTTTTGGCGGCACTATGGCCGATCAAAAAAATTGCCATTCCCCTTTGGTCGCGCAAGGCGTCCAGGCCTTCCAGGATATCCCGAAGCTTTTCGGCCGCAACCGCGTACCCGTTCCCGTATCCCCCGCAAGCTTTGACAATGCTTGAAACCCTTTCCTTTTCCATAATGTCCGCATGGATCAACCGCTCCAACCCCGTGGTTGTGTCCAGACAAATGGCCTGAAATTCATGGTCAACTTCAAGTAGTTCGCGGATTGCCCCGCGTACCTCGTCCAAGGATTCAAGCTTGGGGGGAACATCGGGCAAAAGCGCGTCCAATCCGTTTTCCGTGGGGAGAAAAATCACCCCCGGACATTGGGAAACAAAAGTCGATTTTCCTAGTTTTTCTCCCCCATAAAGAAAAACCCTTGGCGGTTTCCCCTGGTTTTTTTCAATGCGATCCAAAAAGCCCATTATTTTTTCCCCCGAATAAAGCTTGGGTTGTCCTTCAATTTTCCGTTCAAAAATTCAATAAACCCTTTTGGGCTCTCAAATTCGCAACCCTCAAAACCAAGTAGAATCCGGCTGTACATGACTCCGGGGATTGGGACGATATTGAAGGCGCTCGCGCAAAGCGCATCCAAAAGCCGAACCCCGTGAACCGTGGTTGGCTCCACCTGGATTTTCCGGCGCAAAAGATCAAGGCTAACATCGAGTTCGCATTCAAAGGTTTCCAGCCAATAGCGGAAAGCCTTTTCGGAAAATTCCATCCGAAGGGGGAAAACATCCCCAAGGGTGGGTTCGTCGGGTTCCGGAAATTCTTCTTTGGAAAATTCTTCTTTGGCAAATTCTTCCAGGGCTCCGGCCATGCCCCCCACATTGGCGAAAAAATTTCCAAGGTCCACCAAAGCCTCGGGGGAAACCGTGCCTTTGCTTGCCCCCCCGTAACTGATGGACTTGTTTTTGCGGTCAATCAAAATCCGGATTCCCAAGGCTTCAAGAACCATTAGCCCGGGTTTGTCCGGGTCAATGGGCGGTTTCCCCTGGTTAATGAAACGGTAACCCCTTAGCATTGTTTTTCCCCCTCAAAAGAAACCTTTTCAAAAGCTTCAAAAAATTGTTCTTTGGTTTGTTTTTTGGTTGCGCGGTAGCCAAATCGGGGTTCGGCATAAATCAAACCGCTTACTTTCAAACACCCCAAAGCGTCTGAACAAACAACCTCAAAATGGCGGTTAAGGCTTTTACCGTTTTTCAAAACAAAGGTTGCCCCCATCAACCTGGAAGCAATGCTGGTAGCGTCGTTTATTTGTTCGGGTTGGGTTTGGATCGAATCAAAAACCAACCACAAAAATTCCTCGCGCATTATTGTTTCTCCCCGGCTTGCAAAAGTTCTTTCCGAACAATGGCAACTTCGGGGGGCGCCTCGATCCCCAGGCGAACCCGGCCACCCCGGACTTCCAAAATTTTAATAACCGCAAGAACTTCCCCCACGGGGGTTCGTAATTCCAAGTCCTCGTCCAGTCGTCTGGTAAGTGCAAGCATTCCTACTTTTCCTTTCTTAAAAGTATACTTTGTAAGCAAAAAGAAACCTTGGTAGATATTGGGCTTGGGCGGGTTTATAGATTTTGATTTTTAGGCGCGGGTTCGGGGGCGCCCAACTTTGCGGGGTTGGGAGGGCGGCGCCAAGGCTTGGGCGCGGTCGCGTTCGTGTCGCATTTTCAAAGCTTCAAGAACCATTTTTGAGGTAGAAAACCATTGGTCCGCAACTTTGATTGCGGGGATTTTCCCGGCCGCGCAAAGTTTGCTTCGGGCTGGAAGCCCCCAAGCCGATAGGGCGGCAATGGTTGAAATTGGAATCAAATCGGGGTTGCCCAATTCCAGCATTTTCCAAAGGGTTTCTTCCCGTGGATCAATCATAAACTTTGCCAAATTGCGAGTTGGGTGGGTTGGCAATCCGGCCGAAGACATAGCGGGGAAATCCACCCCGCATAAATGAAGATAATTCCCCGATTGGCTTTGGTCAACAAAAAAATCTTTTTTGTTTTTTTTGCCTTTTTGCCCGGGCAAAAGGTTTAAGCCTTCCATCGAACTTTCCTTTCCTGGTTTGTCTTTCCCCTTCCGGTTCCCCGATTTTCCGGCACCAATTCACCGGGGTGCAGGGGGAAAAGGAAAAATTTTTGGCCCACCCCTGGAACGGCCGGTTGGCTTGTTCCATGGTTGTACATACAAACTAGCCGGTTGTGCGTACGGGGTCAAACAAATTTAAACAAAATTTATTGGCGGTTGCTTTTTGTTTTTGTTTGTGCAAAGATATAAAATGAAAGGGGGTGATAATTTTGAAAGCAAGAAAGCCGGAACCGGGCAAAACCCCAAGGCCTGGAAAAACTTTGGGGGTCCGATTTTCCGGCGAACAGGTTGAAGCCTTGCAAAAAATATCGGCCCGGGAATATCGGTCAATTTCCGGACTAATCAAATTGGCTTTGTCCGAATATGCAAAGGCTAAAGGGTATTCCGATTGGCCTGAAGCCTAACGAAAAAAGCGGGGAAGGATCCCCGCTTTTTTTTGCTTTTTGAATTTGCTACAAACTTTATCTTATTTGCCGGCCTTAGCCAATTCTCAAAGCGGCGTCGGCTGCCTTGGTTCGTTCCCGGCTTAGATAGTGTCGCCTGGTAACTTCGGCGTCTTGGTGGCCAAGCAAGGCCCGGGCATGGTCTTCCCCAAGGGATTCCAAAGCAGCTTGGGCCGCGCGCTTTCTTAGTTGGTTCGGGCTCCAATGTTCCACCCCGGCAAGCTTGCAAGCGGCCCGGATCCGTGAAGCGTAGTTGCAAAGGTCGTGAAACCTTCCCGCGCGGTTTTGGCCTTGCGTGGGGAATAGGGGCGCGTCGGGGTTGATAGACTCAAATTGCCGAATCAGGGCTTGGGCCTTGGGCCCTAAGGGGATTTCTCGCCTATGGCCCCTCCAAGCGGTTTTATGGGCCATAGGACACAACCACCAAATTTCCTCGTCCCTTCGGATATCTCCCCAACTTGCGCGGCAAACTTCCCCAGG